GGTTCTGGTTTTGGTGGCTTTGGTATCATAATTTTTCTCCCTTAAAATGCGCCTGAGTAAAAAACTTTGTCGCCTGTTTCGATTGCTTCAGACCCTCCAGGATTAACTAAAGAGCCAATCCATGTAAGACGAGTTTTTCCAGCCACTACAGAAGTTGTATAATCTTCACCTTCGTGAACTGCCAATCTTCCAACTGAAACAGATAAAAGAACAGAGTAAACTCTATCTAATTCAACAAATCCAAGTTCTGCGCCAACTACAACCGATCCTTTTGAATAACCTTTTGCCTCAAGTGCATCAACTCTTGCATTGTTAGAAGTAACATAACCAGCAAATGCGGTGTCATTCTCAGTGTCAACAGAGTTAATTAATGAAACAATTTCAGCAAATGAATTTTTGTCAGCGTCCGCAGCTAAAAGAATTGCGTCAATGCGCTCTTTTTCAGTTGTGATTTTTGAGTCTAGCGATGTTTCTTTAGTATTAATTTCTGTTTTATTATAATAACCACTAAGATCAACTTCTGGAATTGCTGCAATTGCTGCATCTAATTGACCTTTGTTAACAGCGTCAGTTGACAAGGTACCATCAGCAAGGTTTTTAATTTGCTTACTAGTAACATCAATTTCTTTTGCATTAAGGATAATTTTTCCACGAACACCAGTTCCACTTACGGATGCTGTTGCCAATTCAATGCTACCGCCGTTTACATTTTCTTGTAACCCTGCCCCATCAGTATAAATACCGATAGACTTACCTGAAGAATCAGGTGCGAAAGAAGCTGGGTAAGAAATCAAATATAAATCAGTCCCAGTAGAAGCGTGAACATAGCCAAAGTTCCAATTCCATTGTTTTCCCCAATCACCCATATTGTGAGTGTTGGTAGCTTTTGGAACAATCATTTGTGATGTTAAGTCATGATTGATTGTTGGATTAAGAGCTATAAGAGATGCGCTGTTTGAAATCGATGGTAATTGCTTTCCTTGAGAAACAAGATCAACGTCAGCATAAACAGATGGGCCATTTAAAACAAGCTGTTCACAATTAAAATGTCTTAAGAAAGAAGCGGATCTTCTATTAAAGTCATTAACTGAAGCTGTTTGAGTGATTGTTCCTTGGCAATACCCACCAGTAGCAACAAATATTGTCGCCATACCGCCATTTGGATGTTGGTTAAGATTGATATTGGCATAACATACGTTATTGGTGAAAACACCGAGGTTTATGCCTGATACTGTTAAGTTACCAAATAAAATACACGCATTAAACTGAGCTTGAGCAATCGCATTGTTGTGTCCGTACATATTAACGGTTGATGCAAAAACAGTTTCATTGAAATAAAGTTTTCCTGCACCTGATGTAACTGTTGCCCAGTTAAAGTCAGCAGCAGTTAAAAGAGTTACATTAGAGAAACCCGATCTGTGGTCACCAGTTCCAGAAAAAGAACTGTGCATTGAAATGGCACCAGTAACTCTTACTGATTCTTTTTGACCTTCACCAACAATAAATACGTTAGCTTTAAGTGAAATAGCTTCAGAATAATTACCAGGCGCAACTTTTAATGCGTATCTTTTTGTAGGTGACGCATCGGAGATTGCATTTAAAGCAGCCGTGATTGTTAAAAATGGTGAATGTTGTTTTCCAGAGTTTGTATCAAGACCATTTTTAGCAACATGAATAACTTGATCTAAACCAAAAGTTTTTAAAACATCAATTTGACCCTGTAATGCGGTATCAGCATTGCTTCTGGCTAAGGCCTCAGCAGCAATATCGGCTTCTAGATCAGAGATTGCTTGTTGTAAATCTTCCCCGACTTGTCCCTCTAATGAAGTAATCCTACCATCAAGGGCAGTGTCAGCAGCTTCTCTTAAGCCTTTTTCTTCTAAAACTTCTGCATCAGTGTAATCTTTTGCAGCCTGAAGTGAATCAGAATCGCCTTGAACTCTATCAAGAATTTCCTGATCAATTTTTCCACTTTCTGCTTCAACTGATTGTTCAACTGAGCTAATTTGATTGTCGAAGTAGTCAATAACCTCTGGGGCTAAAAACTTCTTCTTAATTTGTTGAGCCATCCTTGTCTCCTTGTTAGTATTGGATGATTAAAATGTCGTTAACTTCTAAAAAATTATCGAGACCTAATCCATCCCAACTTATGTCACTTCCTATGACTTCAAAATCAATACCGTTGACCTGAGAAATACCGCCAACGATAGTCATGGTGACTGCATCGGGATAAAAAGGCTCGGTTGATAAAGTTACTTTTTTATTATCAATATCTTGTTGTATTAGTGTAATGGTTGCAACATTTGATGTTCCGCCACCACTACCCAAAGGAAACCCACCTTGTAGTGTGTCATTTCCTCCATAATAAATACCTTCCGTTGTGTCGTAAACAATTTCAGCACTAGCCAGAATTAATTGCTCTCTCTGTGATGCTGTTATTTTTGGGACTTTAAATACTGCCATCTATAACCCTTAAACCACCATCAACTATTGATGAGTCATTTAACCTATCCCCAGAATCTAAGGATAAATCGCTAGTTAATTCGTCACCAAAATCAAGCGAACCTGACTCTATAAGTTGTGAAGTTGAACTAACAAAAACTAGTTCTAATGATTGAGGGTCAAACTTCCAAGGCATTTAAAACCTCGTCCTAATCATGTTAGTTATAGTTTTCTTATCGCCATTCTGATACGTAACTAGAACAGTTTGAACAGTTACAGAGTTCTTTTTATACGTGTAAAGCTCTTGTTGATTTGCAGGAAATGTTGTGATTATTTCGTCCCAATCAACTCCAGCAGATTCAATAGGAAGTGCAGCATCAACAGAAACAGAAACAGATGATTTATCATTTTCGGCTTCCCTGAACTTATCAAACTCTCTATCGTTAAGATTCGATTTCATTCAGTTTCACCATTTCCTCTAGAGAATCTGAGTCAAACTCATACCAAGCAAACCAGTTTTGGCCGTCATGAACAACATGGTAATCGAAATAAGATTTCTTTTCTATGTTATTCTTCAGCATCAACACTCTAAGCGTTTCAGGAGATTTACTCTTTAAGTAATGCTTAACGTGCGTTGGTTTCTTAGTCATAAAAAAAGGCTACCCATTTCTGAGTAGCCCGTAAAGTAAAAAACTTAATTAGTCATTTAGACCGATAACAAGTGGAGACTTACCAGAAGCAGCACCTTTTTGTCCAAGCTGCATGCCTTTAACCCCAAAAAGCTGGTCGATAGCCGCTTTTTTAGCCCCTACCCCATAGCCGATCTCGTCTTGTTCTCCGTAAGAAGCATTCTTTTGGAAAGCAAAAGCAAGACCAGATTTTTCAGCAAGGTAAACTTGAGAAGAAACAAGTCCAGAGTGCATTACAACAGGAATACCAAGGATTTGACCAATTACTCCACCAGGAAGAATTGCTTGACCAAATTGTTGGAAGTTTTTGAACTCAGCAAGTCCAAAGATAGCTTCTTTTTGAGCAGGAGAAACTAGCCATACGCAGTCTGCCATATTAGCTTCATTCTCTTCTAGCTCACGAACCATAGTAAGAACGTTTGCATACGTAACGTTAGCATCAGTTCCAACATTGATGAAAGCGTGAGCAACTGAACCAAGTTCAGAGATGATTGCGCTGTCAACATATCTTGCTTGAGCTGCGGCAGCTCTTTTTGCGAACTCAAGTTGAGCTGGAATGTTAGACTGAACAGCAGTCATTGAGTCAATGATCCAAGAAACATAAGCGTTCTTGTCTAGAAGCATTGTATCAACAGAAGCTGTTAATTGAGACGAATCCCCATAAGCACCTTCAGCACGATCAATTACTGTAAAGCTAGAAAGCTTAGGAACAGAAATTCTATCGTAGCCTGGAGTTGCAAGGCTAGAAAGGTCAGTGAAGAATGGAGTAAGTTTAGCTTGGAACGCAAGTTCTTTTTGAACAACTGAAGCTATAAGGCTTTCTTTTGTAGAACCTAGTTCTGTGTTACCAGTAATCAAATCAGACATATTTGTCTCCCTATTTGTTATTTAATTTTTCCAATCGCTGCTAATTGCAGGATGTGTTTTTGTAATTCTTCCGATGACATATCACTTACTGATTTACCCATTGGAACGTAGTTTTTTGCTGCTTGGTTTGGTAGTTTTCCAGAACCCTGAAAATCCACTAAACTTGCGTGTTTCTTAATGAAATCCGCTGCAACCGTTTTCACTGAGTCCTCATCAACTTGTTTTGTTTCTGGGTTCAGTACAATCCTATCAAACTCAACAAATGTAGCGTAATCTTTATCCTTAAGTTTACCGCCCAAATGCTTCTCAAATTCATGAAACTTTAAACCATTAACGATGCTCTTTTCTTGCTCTTGTAGAACGTGTGATGTTTGGTCTAGCTTTGACTTATATTGCTCAGCTAAAGCCTTCCATTCATTTTGTTCTTTAAGTTTTTGCTCTTGAGATTGCTGAAGAACAGTTTCATATTCTTTGACTTTCTCTTTGAGCTTTTTTGCTTCAGATAAGACTTTTGAGTAAGTCTCATACTTAACAACATCGTTCGCAGTTCTTGTCTCAGTCTGAACACTGTTCACTTGAGTGGAGTCACTGACTCCTGTTTGATCTGACATAAATAGAATCCCCCTGTTTCGGTAAGGTGTCAATTATTTTATGACACTACTAATCTCATCCTTAATTATTTGCTCAACTATTTTAATAATCTCTTCTCTTTCTTCCTTCGATAGCTCATGAAACTTTCGTCCATTAAGCTCGACATATTTCAAAACTTCCTTGTTAGAAAGCGTTGATTTGCCACCATAAAGCTCGCCTTTGCGTTTACCTTTAGATGGTTCAATAATAACTTTAGTTCCTATGTTCTTACCTTTAATAGAATCGAGTAACTGACCAGTAGCTGTCAAGTTTGATTCGTTTGGTGAGGTATCGGGATGAAGATTATCTTTGTATCTTTCCCTAGATTTCTTTGTGGATGGTTCAAGTGCTTTTAATGGGCCATCAACACCCTCGCCAGCACCTCTTGTTCTTAACTTAATTAACTCTGGAATCAATGCGGCAATTTCCCTAGCAGCTTTTACTTGTGCTAGTTTAATCTTCACCTGAAGTTGTTTAGATAGTTGCTCTAATTTCTTACTCATCAATATCCGTATCGAATTGTATGTCGCCTAATATTTCTCTCGCTGCATCCCTGGCAATTGCATCTAGTTCTTCTTCAGAAAGATCCTTAAGATCCTCGTCAATATATGAGTCAATGATAACTTCCACGTCGTCTGGCAATATTCCGAGAAAGTCACGTGCTTTCCCTGGTATTGGTTCTGGTTGTCCATAAGTTCCTAATATATTTCCTTCGACCTTTCCAATTAGGTCTTTGCTTCCCTTATAACCAATCTCAACACCATTTGCATCTACTTTTAAAACTTGTAGTTCCGAAAGCATTTCACCAGATAAAAGAAGATCAACATCACTGACACCAACACCTTTCTCATTTGCATATTTCTTTGTGTATTTAGCAAACTTATTATTGTCTCTATCAAGTCCAGCCATCGTTCTACCAACAATGTGAGTCAGTAGTGCATCAGCAATCTTCACCCTTTCTTTGGGCTTAATTGGCTGAGTAAATGGGATCTTGATAGAAAGTTTTGCCATTACAATAACGCTCTATTCCCAACAGTCTCGGCAATCATTGCATCGTCCATTTCTGGGTGTAGCTTCTTAATTGCTTGCTCGATTGTCATTGTTCCTAGTTCTAGTTCAGACTTAATTTGTGCAATCTCTTCAGACCTTGAGATCATCGGTTTAGGTGCTTCAAAGTCAACACTAACCTCTAACTCTTCAGGCATAATTGGAGGCAACAATGACGGTTGAACTTGACCTGACTTAATCCAGTAGTTGTGAATCTTAGGAAGTTTAATATTCCAAAGTTCTTCTTCATCTTGCTTGAACCAAGCCTGAGATTTCTTTTTAAGCTCCCAAACGTCCATTTCATCAATGATCTTAGAGATACCGCTAGACAAATTTGCCCCATCGGTTGTCCCAACAGAACCAACACGAACACCCTTAGTCTCTAACCAGAGAGCAAATGTAGTTGAGATGAACTGAAGAATCTTATCGGTGTCAGCACTTGGTTGTAATATTCCTAGCTGTGGATTCTTGTCACTTTCCCTATCTGATTTAATAGACCAAAGCGCATTTGGTGACATTTTTAGATTTTCTGCAGAAATATCGATACCAAAAATGATGCTGAATGACTGGTAAAGCTGGGCTCCTGCCCCGTCAGTAATCATGCATGGAATAGCTTTAGTTATCGCAAGCATATCAGTGTCAATCACTGGTATTAGTCTATTCTTTTGCCTCTTTCCATAAATAAATGGGATTGTTCCGATTACATTCACACCCTGGTTTTCTACTAAGTACTGAGATGCTTCAGTTCCGTTCATATAAAAAGCATCGAACTCTTCATCCGTATAAACGAACAATAGCATTGAATCATCGTCATTAGTTTGTTTACCCATAAACTTAATGAAGACTGTCTCTTCTTCTGGGTTAACCATAGAGTCGGACATGACTAGGAAAGAGTTAAAAGGAAGTTCTCTTAATGCTGGTTTACCGTTCTTGTTGATGTACGGCTCCCATGCAAACCCTTTAAATAGGTGCGAGTAAACATCGGCAATATTCCCAGAGTTATTAATGTTTAATGCTTTTTCATAGAAGCTAACAAACTCTGATGTTCTTTCATCTTCCGCCGATCTAATTGGTGGTTTCGAATAGGTAGTTGATACCTTATCAATGAACCTTTGTAGGATATTAATAGGCAATACTCTATCTTTAATTGAATTATAGTAAGTGGCGGATAATGAAGACCTTAAAATATTATCAACGTAAGGAAGTAAATTGCCTTCGTAAATATCTAAAGCTTCTGAGTTAAGTTTTAAAAACTCACGATGAGCTTTGATGTATTCGATAATCTGTTTTCTTTTCTGTTTAAGCATATTTAATCCTATAGTTGAGTAAATTTAGATTCAGGCTGCTTTTCTTTAAGTGGTTCAATTGCCCAACATAAATACCCTAGAGCGTCCGTAATATGTGTAAGCATCTTATCTGTTTTTTGGTCTAACTGACCATCTTTCCAACTAACTTTCTCAAGGTCATTTATTAACTTTTTACAGTTTGGAGAAATCACAATTCTACCTTCCATGAGAAGCCTGTTTATATTATTAACCCGATCAATTACTAATGGGTTTCTAGTATATTGAACATTAAATCCCGCTTCCTGTAAAATGTGATGATCCGACTTACCTGAAGTCTTTCTATTTTTTCCTGTTGAGTCTGGGAAAATACTGGCCCCTTTATGACCGTTTCTTATCAAATGATCGGTAATCTTAAAAGTATCAGAGTTTTCCAAGAACACTTCATCAAATATATGAAATATCTTGTTGGAATAATGACACACAACGGCAGTCATTGGCTGTACGTTAAAGTCCATACCCACAAGTCTTTGACCAACCAGAGCCTTTTTAGGTATCTCGCAAACATGCTTTTCTCTATCAAAAGAATAGTATGCAACCCCGTCATCATCAGATGTAAACTCGCCATCTCTAAATCTTTTCTTTTGTGTTTCCGATAAGTTATCTAAAACTTCAGAAATATAATCTTCATCAATGTTATCAATATTATCTTTAGGGTTCATTATTAGTGAATCATACTTATCTGATTCTATCGGTACGTTATCAACAGGATCTAGTTTTTTAATAAACAACCAATATGACCAATGCTTTTTTGATGGCGGATTTTCGTCATAGTAAGCTTTTTTTCTTAAATCATTCTTTTCAGCTAACCTGGTAAGAGCAATTTGAATTGATTTGTGCGGTATTTGAGAGCATTCATTAAAATAAATTGTCGAATATTCTTTACCTAAAATCTTTTCTACTCTTTTCTCGTCATCCAATCCAGCAACCCATATTTCAGAACCATTTGGAAGTGTGACGTAATAATCTGATTTATTCCATTCAACTGGTAAGTTTGGAAATGCAATCTTTAAAACCTTTGGAAGAGTATCGAGCCAAATTGAAGTCTTAATGTGGTTAAAGTTTAGCCTTAAAATAACGTGCCTAGATTTTATTTTGCAAGCTCTAACAATGATTGCGTAAACTGATATGAATGTTTTTCCAGACCTAGATCCACCATAAAGCATTATGTGTCTAGCTTTGCCAGAAAGCTTGTTTATTGCCTCTATCTGTTTATCAGTTTTTTTAAACTGGAACATTTTTCCATTATTTCCCAGAAACTATATTTGTAAGCTGTGATTTTTTTATATTAAACTTTGAAAGAATTTCAGCATATTTGGAGCCATTAGATTTCATTTTTTTAATTATCAAGACTTCTTCAATTGTTAGTTTTGCTGAAGGATTTTTTTCTCCAGAAATCAATTTGTTTCCCTTAAATCGTTTACCGTCTTTTGCGTGTTTAATGTTTTGAGCCGATGTTACAATTTCCAAGTTATCAACAGAGTTATTAAGCTTATTAAAATCTTTATGATTTACTTCCAAATCTTTAATATCCCCAATAAAAGACATTGCAACCAATCTATGAACTAGTAGCCTCTTTTCTTTTCCTTTTGACCAAATAGAGACTGATGCATAACCATTTTTGTGAATGTTTATTTTTTTAATTCCATTTTTTATATGTCTTACCAAACCAAAACTAGAAACCTCATAGTCTGTTTCATTAATTCTTTTCCATGTTTCAATCATAAATCACTATCTTTCTTATCAATGTTAATTTCAATCTTTGAAGATTCTACTTCATGCGTGATCTTTTGCTTAATATCTGAATGATTTGTTAGCATTAACTGAGTAAACCCTGCATGATACTCACCAGTGGTTCCCCTGTCTGACAGCCATTCTTCCTGAATTGTCTTACATGCTTTATATGTGATGCAAAACTCTGGGTGTTCTTCCGCCCATCTTTTAAGAGTGGTTCTGTCTATTCCAAGCTTAATTGCGTATTTGTTAAGTGTTGGTGGATAGTTTACAAGTCGTTCTTTAATCACAACCTTTCGCCCACCTGAGGCAATTTCTTTTTCAACTTCTCTGAATGGTTCCCAATTTTGAAAGAACTCTAACATTTCAGTTATATGTCTAGGATCGTAATCTGAAGGTCTTCCACCTGGATGCTTTTTCATTCATCCACCCGAATAAATGCGACAGTAAAGACTCTCTTATCAATTAAATAAGACTGCATAAGTTTATTAATTACTTCTATTTCGCTTGGATTTGCTTCTATTGTGATGCTGACTGAACCGTCAACACGTGTCTTGATTGCGCTAAGAATAGCGTTAATTGCACCAATTTCTTCCATAAATAAACCTCAATCCACTGGATTCTGGTTGCGAGTCACCGACTCTTATTCTCAGACTAAGTAATCTTTACATGGTTCGTCAATAGGGTTTATCCTATAAAAATGAAGAATATAATAGTTTTTATTCTATCAATGCCAGTTTTCTACCCTAATGATTATCTATTACAAGCTATTTATTCGGATTACAGTATAAAAGAAGAAAATACTAATTCTAGTATAGAATCAAGTTATTCTGAAAGTTATGAAGGATCGGAAGCTGAGTCATATCATTGGGAGCTTGGAACACCCGACAACCTACCAGAGACTATTATTATCTATTCGGATGAACCTAGCCCTTGTGAATTATAAATCCATTTGCCCATGTGAAACTCCCAACCGTTCTTTACTAGCCAATTATGAATTGAGACATGCTTTTTTGCCATAGTAACTAATCCAATCTTGTGTATAGTTGTGTGACACCATGCGCAGAGAGACATTAGATTATGTTCTTCATCTGTTCCGCCTGACTTTCTAGTCTTCACGTGATGAAAACAGACGAATCCATCTTTAGACTCTCCACACGCAATACATGGCTTATTTGATTTGTAGTTTTTCATCTTAATTACCGTATAAATGATACATATAAGCTATTTAGTATCAATTAATTGGTTGTTATAGTTAAATATTCCCCATAATGAGCAATGGGGACACACACAAAACCTCGGCAGTTTTGTTTAACCAAGCCTTTAAGCTACTCAATTGGTATTTCTTTTATTGCTTCTCTAGCTTTTTTGCATTTATCGTTAATTATCTTATTCCTAATAAGTAAAGTAAAAGAGCAATATTTATACACCATATTCCAATTAAAAGAATTTCTTTATCGTTCATTTTATACCCCTTTAACAGTATACTTCATCAATACCCATCCAAGTGGAATAGGCTTCGCCATTTTTATCAACCTTAGTTTTCTTTGCTGGTTTCCTATATCTTGAGCCGTAAGTCAAATTACTTGCATCAGGGTTGTAATCATTACCATCTATTGTTTCCACATAGTCATTAGTCTGTATTTTAGCTTTCTTAATATGCGCCTCAAATACCAGTCTTAGCACTGATAATTGCTTTATCTTTCCGTTGTATCTATAAGCGATCATATGCCCTCGCATTGTAGTGCCATGATCCTGGATAAGATTAATTCTTTGACCTGTTGTTGAAAGGTAAATAGATCCATTAGAACCAACCAGTAATTCTGGATGGCTTATGCTTTTTCTTAGTGTCATGATTTCTCCTCGCAAAAAATACCACACTCAAAGTTTAGATTTTTTAAGCTTCTTCCCTTTGCTGTCTCTGGTAGTTCATCTAAAAAGATTCTTTTTCCCTTATAAATCACAAGTCTTGCACCTATGTGTCTTGATTGTCTCTCTCTCTATGAATACCTCTGGGTGCTTTGATCTAACAAGGTTCCAATAGGTCGCACTTGTTGACTTAACGCATCCAATACAATTTGCATTTGGATAGCCCATTGAATAAATTTCTGGAAGCTTGATTCCAGCTTCTTGGATAATTTTAAAACAATCTTCTTTTGTAATCATAAGATCAATCAATACTGGTAAAACATTTTCTCTCTCGTTTGTAACAAATCTTTGATGTCTTTTTATCTCATCAAAAGTAAATCCTAAAACATGAAAGTCAGGTTTGTTTGTTTCTTCCCATAATTGTCTTGCTTTCTTTTTCAATTCAAAAGTACATGGCGCACCTGAAACACCAGACATATATTTTCTTTTTTCCCACACCTCATAAGCTGAAGCATTTGGAAACTTTGGGTTTACTGCAAATTCTATTTTTCTACCAATCCAATTTTCTACATCACGAAGAAATCTTAAATTATCCTCATGTTCCTCTTTAATTGGATTATTAATAACCCTAATTTCGTGATCTTTTCCATAGATTTCTATAGTTTTCTTAGCTGCAACCGCACTGGCTGCACCAGAACTAAACCAAACGGCTATCATTTGCCATTCCTAAAGCTGAAAATTACTGATGTGATTCGGATGATCGTGGTCTTTTGCGTCTTGATTAACAAGTTCATTTCTTACCTCTTCAGTTGCTTTTAATACCTTATCATTACTTGTCATGATTGCTATTTCTGTTAGCATATCAAGCTTATCTTCTAATTTTGATTCATAGCTGATTAGTTGTTTGATTAAATAATTGATGTGCATTTAATACCTCTTTAATAATTGCGTTCTTATAGTCTTGAGCCATTAAATCTATGATGGTTTGTTCTGAAACTTCAAGAGCATTTGCAAGTTTACTTATGTAGCGAATAGGAAATTGGCATTTCTGACGCTCAACATTACTTATAAATTGTCCTTCCTTTGTTGAGAACCCAACTCTAGAAGATAATTCCCTCTGAGACATTTTAAGTTCCCTTCGTTTCTCTCTCATAAGTTTAGCAACTTCATTTGATTGATGAATCATTCTTTTTCCCCATTGTTAAATGTCTTAATATGATATCCGATGCGGCATCCATGTTTTCTTTTATGGACAACAAAGACGATGCGCTAACTAAATTTAAATCTTTTGATTGTAGGTTGTTTTTTATAAAGATTACATATCTGTTCCAATTATTTATTTTTTGTTGCAACTCAATAGTTGAATAGGCTTTTCCATATATATCTTTTATATAGTCTTCTGAGAGTTCTTTGTATGCGCCTTTTTTTCTTTTGTTTCCTTCGATTGTTTGCATGATTCGAATCTCTTGCCTTAGGTATTCGTCAATTAAACTAGCCTTTTCCCAGTCAGCTTTTGTTACCTCTTTATAATGTATTCCTATTTTTTTTATAATGTTTTTATAAATTAAAACCCACCCTGAAAGGGTTTTGCGATTGACTCCAATGTCTTTAGCAAACTTTGTTAAATTGTATTCTTTAGAAGTTTGTCTTCCGCCATGTTTTATTTCGCAAACGATTGTGGCAAGATAAGCTATTTCAACCTGATGACATTCAATTTGTGTTAGTAATTCTTTAGCTCTTTTGACGTAATCAATATAAACCATTTTAAACCCCACTATTTTTATGTAGGGTAAAACTTAAGGCAAGTTATTTGGCAAGTAAAGGGTGTTTGTATTTTTTATACTGAAACCCACGAATACCCGCCAGTTATCCCTGACTCCATGGTGAAATCTCTGTTTTGATAAATATCTTTCACCTGGTGTAAATCGCTTTAATTCCCACTCTCGAAAAAGCTCTGCTCTCCACCCAGAAATCTCTCGCTGTATGTTTTCTAGCCTAACCCATTCGTCATGCGTTGGAAGATAGCCCGTGTTAATAAATAGAACTCTTGCGCTCATTTTAGGCTATTCGCTTGCTTTAAAACGTCCTCTAGAAGTGTCGCCATAGTTTGAACGATTATCTCTTGCACATTTGGATCAATGATTAAATCAAGTCCAACAAAGGTCATAACACTATGGGCAATTTCATGCTTAAGCGTGTAGCCCTGGTCTTGAACTGGAAATTCATTATTAATTATTATTGTTCTTTGACAAGAGTCCCATAATCCTTGAGGCGCATGGGTAAAATCAGGGTAAAGTTTTTTAATCTCTTCTGAGGATAGGGTTAAAACAGGAATCTTACGGCCAAAAATCATCACAGATTTAGGTAGTTTTTTCATTCCTTAATCGTATCAAGAACGACTAGATATTAAACAGAATATTGTCAGACTAAATCACTTAAAAAAGCTTTTTCTAAGATCCTTATCAATTAAGTTTTCCTTAGCAGTGAACGTCTTTGCGCAGTTATGACATCTAAATACTTGAAACTTCCCTTGCCTAGTATAGCGAAAGCCATCTTTAAAAAACTTTGTGTGACCACATGAGCAAATTGTTCCAAAGTAAAATGCTTGAAAATTGATCGTCGGCTCCCATGGGGCAAGTTTATTGTAGACTTGTTCAAGAACCTCAACATCCATTTTGTTGTATGCTTCCATTTCTTGGAAGGCTTCCTGGTTTCCTTTAAGGCACTCAACCCACATATCCATTCCAGAAAACTTTTTATGTTCAGACTTTTTTGACTCACATTTAAGATACTCAGCAAGGTAACTTAGTTTGTTACTGGTAAAAGCAAAATGCTTTCTAGCAATTTTAAGGGTGTCGATATTAACAAAATTATTTAGTGGAACAAGACCATGTTTAATGAATCGTGCATTAAGCTTCTTAAAATCGAATTTAATCGCATTGTGGCCTACTAGTACATCAGCATCGGATAATAGCTTATGAACGCTAATAAGTAAGTTTTTGTCATCCTGAACAGGTGTTTCTGATCGCTGGTCAAAGTAATGGTAATTATCCTCACCTTGAAACTTAGCAGCAAAAGATAAAATAAACCAATCTTCGACTATTTGGTTTAGTCCAATGTTCTGGTCAAAGAGTCCCCATACGTAAGAAGTAATAGGGGCAGTTTCTATGTCATAGAATAATATTTTAGGTGGCCTTATTGCTGGTTCTATAGGGGCAGTTTTTTGAGCAAACTTATTAGGTTCTAATCCTGCTGCGTCAACAATCTTTGAGTAAGTGTATTTTTGAATTTGTCTCTTTGACACACCAGAATTAACAAACTCAATTTGGGTAGGAGTACGTTCAAGCTCTTTAGCAAGTTCTTTTAATTGAACTACAAGATCATGAAAAGTAACCTTAGTCATAATTAAATAGTTACAATCAATTCTAGTTAAGTCAAATTATGTAATGTTAAGCACTCAGCAAGATTCTTTGGGTGCAACTATTAACAAGGTAAACCTAGTAATTTAAATTTTCTTATAAGCAAAGGGGCGCATGGGTTTTACCCTGCGACCACGTGCGACCGCACGAATAAAGTGAATATGCTAAATTTACATTTTAGCCCATAGAATACACTTTTCTCTATCTTTGTAGGGAAGTTAAATTCTACTCACCAGATTATTTTTTGTTTCCTGGCTACTATGTCCTATTCTTCATAGGCGGATAATATAAGACTGCTAAGAATCTTATTAATCTTTCTGGGCCTTACGCTTGGTTCTTTCTCGCTCGTTTACCAAGTACAGCTAGATTCCTCTATGCGCCTGTTTCTCTCGACACCTTATCACTAAGGGCAATTTTCACGTTCCCATTCTTTTCTTATAAAAGCGCAAAATCGATCTGTAAAGTGTAACCCATTGATAATACTTAGTACGATATTAGTACAGTACGATTATAGTACTTTGTATTTTTTATATAACTAGCTAAAATTTGGTATAATTAGAGGTATTGTTAAATATTATCTTGATTCGTAACACGTTTAGGCTTATAATGTTTTTATACGAAACAACAAAGAGGTAATAAATGAAACATACTTTTACATTAATCTCATTTTCAAACAATCAATTATTTATTCTTGCTGAAGTCTATAAAGGGAAAAAAGGTTATAAAGTAATAATGACTGCATCTAGTTTTTGGGTTAAAGACCTAAGCGAGGTATAAAATGAAAGATCAAATAAAAGAATTATACGATGTTATTGAATCAAAAGAAGATGAAATACAAAGTTTAAATGATGAAATATCCAGGCTAGTTAATTGTGTTAAATTTTATGCAACTACTGGGTTAGATAATGACGAGCATGATTTTTTTATATTACAAGAATTAAAAATATCTGTTCCAACAACAAAGAGAGCTAAGCATATTTATAGCATTTATTGTAACAGAGTTTTAAACTATGTCAGCTAAGCGTAAAGGTTCTGAGGTTAGACGGCCAATGTCTATCCGACTAGAGCCAAAACAAAAAGACCAGATTATTAAGCTATTTGGATCAGTTCAAAAGTGGATTGATTATTGCATTGAGGTATTAAATAAAACTAAAGGGGTATAAAATGAAAAAGAAAGATTTAAAGCAAGTATTGTATTTGATTGACTGTCAGTTTGCCGATGTCAGGACTTATGTTGATTTTGCATTAACTGACGAAATAGAATCGAAAGATCCAAAGATTGAAACAATTAAAGATTTATCCAGGGCAAAAAAATCACTAGATGAGCTAGAAGAACTTGTTTCAATGCTCCATTTGAATTAAGAGGTATTAAATGAAATTACTAGCCTTATTGTTACTTATTTCCTGCGGCAAGAACACCACCCAAAGATGCTATTCAAAAGAAGAAGCTCTTAACTATTGCGTTGCTACTAGGATCGCTCAGACTGGCGAATCTAGTTATATGGCCAATGTCTATTGCGCACCAAAATACCAAACAGATTTCTGCTACTCTTTGGGAGGTATTTAATGGAAACTCGATTTATGATCGGTCAGGAGGTTATATTTGAGAAAGACAAGATTTGTTTCATGTTTGAAATTACTGAAATAAAAATTGACCACGAAGGTATTTGGTACGCTGGAGCCGATGAGCATGGGCCAGTGGGTTGGTATGCTCAAAAATTCTTGAGGACACCATGAGCGAAATAATACGTTGCTCTATTTGTCGTCAAGAGTATGAATTAATTTCAGCGATAAACGATGAAGAAGAAATTGTTAGTCAAACTAGGTGCGGCTGTTATAAAAGGTTAACAAAAGAAAAGCTAGATAAGGCAATTGAAGAGGTTGCTAGAAGATTTAATATTAAACTTAGAGGGGTTAAAAATGAAAAATCTTTATCAAAAAATCAACGATATTCAAAAGCAAGTAAAATCTGTTCACAAGGGCGGAACGGTTAAAATTAACGAAAAGTCTTCTTATTCTGCCGTTCTTCACGATGATGTGACCGGATTGCTTCATGATCCTATTGCGAATGCTGGTATCGTTGCAATGGCTCGAATGGAAACTTGTGAGCTTGAATCTTTTGAAGTTCAAAAATCATACAATGGACAAACCACTAGCTCCCGTTCATATATGGTCAAAGTATGGGCTTCTGTTACTTTTATGAACAGTGATAACCCAACAGAGAAATTTCAGACACAGTGTTTTGCATACGCAATTGACTCAGGCGATAAAGCAACTGGTAAAGCCTACTCTATGGCCATTAAATACTGTTATCTAAAAACTTTTATGCTGGAATCTTGTGACGATGAAGAATCTAGAGATTATGAAAATTCTTGGAAAAATGAACCAGCTATAAAACAGTGGGAAACAACACATCAAACAGTAAAAGCACCAGTTAAAGAGTTTATGAAACCTACTTTCCAGGTCGAAGGCATTGGTCAGCAAAGACCACTACAAGGTGCAGCTAGTGATGCACAAAAGAACGCATTAAGAAAGATGGGCATTAAGTTTAATGAAGACATAACAAAAGATGAAGCATCAAGACTCATTGGTGAAGCGAAAAGGAATTAATTTATGTTAGGCGTAAATCAAGTTATCCTGTTGGGTAAGTGTTACAATGTTAAAACAATGACAAGTAAAAACGGAAAGCCAATTACGTTTTTCACTCTCACGACTTATAAGCGCATGGGTGAAGGTGAAAAAGATAAAGCATTGTTTCACTCGTGCGTTGCCTATGGAAAGCTTGCTGAAATATTGGGAAAATATTTGCATGACGGTAAGGAGCTTTACGTGGACGGGACTCTTGATTACTACGAAAAAGACGGTGTTACTAAAACCCAAATTGTAGTGGTTGAATCTCAATTTACATCAGATAAGGAAGTTGCTTGAGTGTAATCGTTTGTGATTTTGAAACGACGAGTCTAAATGTGTTTGAAGCTGAAATTATTACAGGCTTTTTTGCGTGTTTAGATGATTCGTTTAACGTGGTTAATACATTGTCCATACAATGCAGTCCCTGGAAATGGTCAAAAGAAGCTGAGGCAGTTCATGGAATAAGTGAACGTGAAGCAAGCACGTATAAGAAGTTTAGCGAGGTTTACGAGGATATTGTAAGCTTTATCCGAATGACTGAAGCCACCGAGTTCTGGTGTCATTCAAACGTCAAAATGTATGGTAAAATTGTTCCTTACGATTATGCAATTCTTCGCCTTCAAATGCTCAATATGGGCGATTTGCCATACTTTGAAGTTAATAAACTTAGGCCATACTCCACCCATTCACTTGCGAAAGTATTACATGAGCGCTTTACTTTTGAATCAAATTCCTTAGATAATATATGCAAGAAACTAGGTATAAAACTCAATCACCACAATGCTAAATCAGATTGTTTAGCAACCGTGGAAATAATAAAAAGGCTTCTTCCTATGACCAATAGAGATGAGCTTTACAACTATGAAAGAGGTATTAATGAAAACGATGAATCAACTGGCCGACGAAATCGAAAAAGCACCAGAGCAAACCTTAGAACTCTTAACGAGTTTTGAAACAAACAACACTGAAGTTCGATCTTTTCTTTTTTCAATGCAAGACATTCCTCATTATGTAGTGCCCTCTCTCATAAGGGTATTTGCTGGTAAGTATCGAGGTGATGATCCAAAAACACTTGCCCAATTAGTAGCTCGATCATGGGCTATTGGGACAGTTTTTACTCTTCAGGATTTTGATAAATACAATTATGGTTTCACCTATGTTGGTCTTTCATCATCAGGAAAAGCGGTTTGTCGTGCCGATAATTCCAATATGGTTTTTGAAATGGACTTGGACACGGAGATATTTAATGTATTTTAATATCATTCTTTATATTGTGTTTTTGGTGTTCGGTTATCACACTGGTAAAGTTTTAGGCTTCCAAGATGGAGTTGATTCGGTTGAATATGATCGAGTCAGGTCGAACCAAGTTCTACAACAATGCCTAGCGATTATCCGCCATGAATAAATCAGATTTAATCATGGTTGTTTACGCTTTAGTCATGTTCGTGTGCGCTGGAATTATTTCATATCATACAGAAATTGGGTGGTAAATTATGCGCATAATATGCGAGATAAATGACGAGAATATTCGTAAGGCTGCATCAGTTTTAATGAAGCATTACAACGACGAAGACTTTTTAAATAGGGTAAGAGAGGAGGATTTTTTTAACCACACTCTTCATTCACCAGTGACCGTTGCGTCTGTCTTAGAAAAATTTCCAAAGAATATTACAGTTATAATTAAACCTTATAAAACATTGAACCCTTTCTCTAATGTTATTGGTTATGCTGAGAATAATATTATTTATGTTAACACCAGAAAGCTTGGTTTAAATTGGCTTGATAGGGTCGAAAATCTTTATCATGAAATGACTCATATTTGCGGTTATTCCCACAAAGGAAACCGAGTCAATGCGTATAATTTGGGGACTGTTCCATATTTAACGGCTAACATATTCAAACGTCATGTTTCAGAAATCTATGAAAGATGAAGGACTCCCCCAACTTCATCCATGAAGCTGAGGAAATCCAGACAGGAAATAGACGGAGTGGGTAAGACAGACCACTTAATTATTGTTTCAATGCGACAAGGACAAGTCAAATGATTATCGAACTAGATTTAATTCCCATAAGTTTAAACAAGCTATATCGGCAATTTAGGGGAAGAACGATCATTTCCAAAGAGGGAAGAGAGTTTAAAAAGACGCTTGGCGCATTACTTTCTGGGTTTGATACCAGCTCAATTAACGGAATGTTTACCGAGTCAGAGGGTTTAGAGGTTGAGATTAATTTTCATTCGAATAGATTTTACACGAAGAACGGAAATATCAGGAAAAGGTATCTTGATTGCGATAACCTATTAAAGGCAACACTGGACACTGTGTTTGCTGAGATTGGTTTAGATGATTCGCTTATTACGAGATTAGTGGTTACAAAACAGAGAGGTTACTATGACAAGACTGTTATCAAATTTAGTCGCAATACTCTTGAGAATTAAACATAACACTAGATTCTAGGGATCTTTATTCCTAGTCTTTTCATGATCGCCTCAAGCATTTTAGCAAGCTTGGTGTCGCCTTTTAACTTTGCCTGAAGATATTGCTCTTGAATAGCTTGATCGCTTTCTTCTTTCTTTTTCAAGGTTTTCTTTGTTTACTTAATCCAAATCCATTAGATAAAAACCAAGATAGGTCTTCAAAATAGACTCTTTTCTTTTCCCATTTAACGCAAACGACGAATCTTTTTGTGCATTCTCTCCACTGGTAACTAGGAAGAATTTTCCCATCCTCACGTTGCCTCAAGGGGAAAAATGCCTCATCAGTATTAAATGGAATGTTTGGCGCTATTTGAACAAGCTCACTCGACTCTGTTTTTGCCAGGGTATTGGATGAAACTTTGGGAGAGGACTCTAAGTTGGAGCAAGACATCGTTAATGCGAAGATCAGAACGCTCATCAAGTGGTTTTGCCATTTCATCGTGATATGCCTTTTCTAACTTGATAACTCTATCAATGTACTTTGTAGCTTCTTTATTGTTCCATAGCTTGAGCCCCTCTTTAAGAAGCCCAAGCGTTAAGGATAAATCCATTATTCTTTAATCTTTTGAGGAAGAACTTTGTCTAGTAAAGCAGCAAGTTTTAAAAGTGCTTCACCAAGTAGTTTTGCGCTTGATGCGATCATGTGAAGAACACCAACTGGCTTTTTAGATGGGATCATTCTAAAAACGAAATCAAGCACGATTGCAACAGTTACAGATGCACCCTCAACGCTTGAAAGTAATTCTAAAATTTTTGCTAATAACTCTTCCATAAATTAATCCTTTTTTTGTTTTCTGACTTGTATGTGGCAATGAATTCCGTTTCCATTGTCATGAATCTCTATAAGATTGGGTGTTCCGCTCTTTTTAGAGATCGCCGCAATATGAGAATAACGCTTTTTAAAGTATTCTTCAAACAGCTTTCTAAAGTCTTTTGGCCAGTCCCTAACCCTTATGTCTGCAGCCCTTCCTTCCTGGTGGCTCTTTGACACTCTTTTAAGCTTCTCGTCTTCTAATTTCTCACTTAATAAGTCAGTAATAACAAACTTATGACCTTTTGACGTAACCCATTGCGCCATCTCAATAAGTAATTTTCTCAAGACTGGTTCTATTTGAGTGAACTCAATCTTTAATTCCTTAGCCTGATTTTCTTTAAAAAGGATCATTTATTGGTTATATTCCAAACACTGTATTAATAAATTAGCGGAATTTTTCTTGTTTACAGTAGAGTCTGAAAAGCTTTGTGTTAAAGAAAAAACAGTTACACCATTTTTTAAAATGACAAAATTATAAACTATACTAGAAGCATTACTGTAAGATTCAGAAAACCCAACAAAAACATCATTAGCAGCACCAGGAAAAGTTAATGTCATTGACCTATTAAAAATTGTTGTAACGTCCTTATTTGTTCCAAGATTTTGAACTAAACCACTTGCATTTAAATTAAAATTAACCAAAGTCTTTGTTGCGGCTGGTACAGTATAAGAATATGTGGCTCTTAATCCAGAAGAATAACCAGGTGGAATGTATGAAGATGGGGTAGCATCGTTAAAAATATTATTTTTTAATAACCCAAAATCAAATGGAAATGAAATTAAACTCATTATTGCGCCCCTATTGATAAAAGAATTTTACCAGTAAACCCAGAAGGAACATTCATAATCTTAACTCTTAATATCTGACCAGTAGTTATGTCATTTAAAGAAGCATTTAAAGATGCAATCTTTTCTGTGTAGTTCGCATCTGTGGCAAAGTTAAAAGAAAGATCCGCCGTTAAAATAGACAAAAAGTTAGCATCATTTGGATCATTAGATTTTTCTAGTCTAAGCGTTAAACTTCCTGATGTAATCCCATCCTTAGTAAATAATCTTGCTCTAAAGTCATTTACTGAGAAATCTTGTCTTGCAGTATAATAAAAAATATCAGGTCTTAATGACGAGTAATTTAAAAAACTTACGTCACCATTAAAGATAAAAACAGTCCCACCAGTTGTTGCCAATGAGTTAATTCTTAATTCGTGATCATCAAAGTTAGCCTTAATTAGATCAAGAATATCCTTAGTGATAGGATCGCCAACTTTAATTGTGTTATTATCAATTGGGTTAAATGCCATTTTTTATCCTATTAAACCAGAACCCAAATCCTCTTCGTCGTTTCCAGGGATTAAGGTGTCAGGGTCTAGTATGTATCCGAACTTTATTTTTTCATCATCAGTTGAATTTGTAAAACTATCCGTATTATTTGGAGCAATCGCAGGGCATCTATTAAAGATATTCCCTAAATCGTTCATAATGATTTCAGAGTTATATGCTGACTTTTTAACCCCAGAAATAACCCCGATCTTCATAGCGGACTTACCGCCATAGCGAGCATAAAGCCTATCTAGGTCAATATAAACCCTGTCATTTACAGATGATGTAAAGAAGTTAGCTTTTGCCTTAAGCGTTAAAATAGACTGAGATAATGAATAATAGAACGCTATTCTTTGGACTATTGTTTCCGCATCAGAATCATTAAATAAGTAACAAGTCTTTTCAATAGTGTTTTGAATTCCAATATTTTGATTAACAAAAGAATTTTGGTAAACAATAACACTAAACCCATTCTCACCAGTAACCTTATCAACAAAAGGTGAATAATTAACTTTAACATTGTTTACTATCTTTTGATTGGTTTGAACGTCCCACGAAAGAATATCATCGTCCCTTAAGGCTGCCATTGTAGGTGGTCTTCTTGTATTAACGATTGAGTAGGCTATTTCTTGAGATGAGTTTCCGTAAAGGGATCCAAAAACCGATTGATTGATTTTACTTATAGTATCTCTAATTGATGGTGCTTCGTCGCCGATATTCTCTGGAATAACCATGGAGATTGTATATTTACAGTCGTCCTTAGCTTGAATAAAAGAACTTGTATCGATTGCAGTAAATCCAGCATCGTTTATAACTAAGTCTTTTACGCAATCTGAAGCCGTTCGCATCCAAGTTGAATCGGTATCTTTGCCATAGCAATCAACAGTAATAAGTGAATCATCCGATATTGTATTAACAGACTTAATTCTAGCAGGATGATTTGAGTTTGAGCCAAGGTTAGAAAATGGAGTTTTAAGCCATACAATTTGTGGCCCTACATGATGCACTTCATACCAGTTTTCATTATTTTGTGTAGTTGGTCTAATGAAGTCGCCTGGCTTAATAATTGTTCTTAAATCAGCATTAGCAGATGACGATACATCGTAATGACCATCTCTAAATGATAGGTTGTGATCTGTTACAAGTTCCCTAGCAATGTTAAACTCAGCTAGTGGATCAAGCTCAATAATGGCTTCAGTTGTATTAGTAAGAGTAAAGTCTCTAAATGGTAATAATTCTCTTTCACCATAATGTAATTTTGTAACTGGAAATCTTTCTATAATGTTACCAACAACTGGAATAGGAAAAA